ATTGAAGCTAACCGTTGCGGCTTGCTTGATAGCTTTTTTGAGCATATCTATCTGCTCTTTGTCGCCCTCTTTATCAAGCAACAGGTTGGCAGAATACTTTGCTGTCTGGCCTTCCATATATGCCTTCGGAGTCCAGATTTGTGGAAATGATAAACGTACATTTTTAAGTGTGATTGTAGTCATTAGGACTTTTCCTATTCAGTTATATCAGTAAAAAAATCAGCCGCTTCTGGCTTAACTGCCGGACGTGGATCAGTATCCGGTGCAAGCTGTGGTCGGCCTTCGGGTTTGTGGATGAGATCGACGATCTCTCCATACTTCGCCTTACCAAGCGCCTTCTCAGCTTGGGTCGGTGAAATTAGTTTTGATGTGTAGGCTTCATCGCCTAGCATCTTGATAAGTGATTCTTCCGCTATGTCAGCGTCTACCCATTTGCGCTGACCTCTTCCTGCTACCAATTTAAAGTTGGGCAAAATGCCGCCATCTGTTAGCAGCTTGTGCGCGTGTTTCTGTACGCCTTGCGCCCAACCAATAAGCGCATCCATTTTTGGTAGCAGGTTAGAAATCTCTTCAACATTTAAGGTGTGAGGCACTTGCACAAGCAGCGGTTCTTCGAGGTTGTCGAAACTACTTAGCGTTAGAGAGTAGTTGTGTTCAGCTAACGCTCTGCAAGTTGGCTTGGCCTTGCAAAAGTGACACGCCTTTTTGCTGGGGTGGAACTCTGGCTCTGGAGACATGGTTCTTCGCGCTGCTGGCTTCACTACATCGTTGGCCCAAGTAAACAAATCTTTGGCCCGCATAGAGTATGTGTCGATGTGGTCTAGCCGTGGTTGAACTATGGTCATGCTCACGGTGTCTACCTTGTCGATAAATTCGTAAGCCGCGCCTAGTCCGTAGAGCATCAGTTGCTCGTTGCGGTTGGCGTTCACCTTTAAGCCTTGCCCGTATTTGAGATCGATGACGTGCAGTACCCCGTCATGCAGAACTACAAAGTCAGCGGTTCCGAAACCGCCTGCAGCCCACTCACTGTAATTAACGCGCAACTCGACGTGTGACTCATCGCTGTCTTGGCTGTTGCAGAAGTCCACATATGTAGCGACGTGCGACGCCATCACCTCATCAACTATGAAGCCTTCAAACTCGACGCCGATGAAATGTTCTGGTGGTTTTTGTTTGAGTAGACACTCTTCAGCGAGAGCGTGTGCGGCAGTGCCTTCGGCAGCGTAGAACGATTCTTGCTCTGGAAATGTTGACTCCAGGCTAATCGAGCCAGGGCAGGTCATCCAACGGTGGGCCTTACTTGCACCTAATAATGCATGTTTCATCACTTTAAACCTCTTTGAGCAATTTAATTACTAACAATTTGTATCTGTGGTTGACAGATTAATTTTTAGTTACCATGCTGTCAACCTAAGATCGACAAACATTTTCAATAAGAGGCAATAAATATGATTTTTGTGAGCGAATTCGCTGATGAAGTGAAGGCTGCGATTGATGATGTCGTGGTTTTTGCACGGCTAAAAAACTGCAACGCCCTGGCGCGACGCCTGGACGTTACTAAGCAGGCGCTAAGTAAATGGCGTCAGTCTGGCGTCGTGCCAGCGCACAGGGCGTTGCAAATGGAGTTGATGACAGGTGGTGAGGTGTCGTGGAAAAGAATGTGTCCTGACATCGTTGCTGATTTTAACGACAGCAGTGAGGTGATTTATGAAACTTCTAGAAAGAATTAAGAAAAAATTGTTTGCGGGAATTTGGTACTGGCGAGCGGTTGAGAAGGTGACCCGCATTGCTTCACCCATAGCGCATTGGATGTCGGTGAAGCTTTTATCTTTTTCAGCTTATTGCGACCACTGGGCGATACATGCAAACCAATTAAAAAAATAAATTCAAAATGTGAAGTGAAGAGGTGACGCAATGGCGTTTTTACAGCAACACGGTCATCAGCTAGTCGATAACGGCTACGAGATTGTGCCGATTATGAAGGGCAAAAAAGCCCCAATGTTGAAAGGGTGGCAAGACATCAGGGCCACTCACGACGACGTAGATAAGTGGCTATCAAACGGTCACCGCGATGGTGGTGTAGGCGTTCTCTGCCGCAACACAGTGGCTGTCGATATCGACTGCTTGAACAGAGATGTGAATTACAAGCTGCTCAAGTGGGTCGATGAGAACATCGGCAGGTCGCTAACGAGAGTAGGCCAAGCGCCGAAGTGCATCCTACCTTTTAGAGTTGAGGGTGGTTTTAGTAAGATTCGATCCTGTGAGTATGAGGATGAGGTCGGCAGCAAACACGCCGTTGAGGTGTTAGCTGACGGGCAGCAGTTTGTGGCATACGGCATACACCCTGGCACAAACGAGCCGTACAAGTGGGTGAGAGGTAAGAGTATTGCCGATGTATCTCACAGCGAGTTGCCGCTGATCACCAAAGATCAGGCAGAAGCATTTATTGCCTATTTTGAAGAGCTCGCGGGGCAGCAGGACGGCTGGGAATTGGCCCGAAAGGGTATGGCTGCCGCTGAGATAGACCCAGATGACCTATCTATGTTTCGGCCTAAGATGGATGTCGATGAAGAAGGCGTCCGTCAATTATTAGAGTCGATTGATCCCAACTGTCACCATGACGAATGGGTGAGGGTGGGGATGGGCTTACACCACCATTTTGATGGCGATGATACCGGCTGGATGATCTGGGATGACTGGTCATCTGACGGCGAGACGTACATCGACGGGCAGTGTGAGCGACGTTACGCAACCTTTGATAGCAGTAGTAAGACGCCAGTAACCCTCGCCAGCGTGAAGGCTATGGAGGTTGAGGCTGTGCGGGAGGAAATCAAGGAAGAGCGGCTGCCAAAGATGCTCAGAGAGTGGGCATTTGTACATGTTGAAGGGTCGGCGCGTGTGATGCGTGAAGACCTGAACAAAGACAATCTGGTGCTGTACAAGCTAGACGATCTAAAGAAAGAACATATGAACTGCAGGGTGCTATCCGGCGACGAGAAGCCCAAGTTGATAAACCTTGTAGATATGTGGCTTGAACATCCAGAGCGCAGAACCTATGCGGCTGGCCTTACTTTTGCCCCAGACATGCAGGTGCTGCAGAGATATAACCTGTGGCGGGGGTGGAGTTACGAGGCGAGAGGGGGTGATGTGCAGCCGTGGCTGGACTTTGTCACCGATGTGATAGCTGACGGTAACGCTGTGTACGCCAATTATATTGTCGCCTGGGCAGCGCAGATGATCCAGAAGCCTATGACTAAGGTTGGCGTCGGGCTCGTCCTTAGAGGCCGTAAAGGCACAGGCAAGACCAAGTTCGGTGAGATGCTAGGTGGCTTGGTTGCTGCACACCACAAGATCGTTAGCCGCGCTGAACATATCACCGGCAACTTTAACCGGCACCTCGAAGACACGCTGCTGCTGCAAGCCGATGAGGCTTACTGGGCTGGCGCAAAAGCCTCTGAGGGCGCGTTAAAAGACCTGCTGACCAACGACAAGATTCAGATTGAGCGTAAGGGCGTTGATAGCTACACCGCGCCAAACTACACCCGCATCCTGTTTACCAGCAACGAAGACTACGTTGTTCCTGCAAGTCTCGATGAGAGAAGGTTTGCTGTGTTCGACGTTGGCAACTCCAAGCAGCAGGACAGCGAATACTTTGCGGGCCTGACCGCGTGGTATGAGGCCGGTGGGGCCAACGCGCTGATTCACTACCTGCGTAACTTCGATCTGACAAATATCAACCTACGCCTGGTGCCGCAAACTGAGGCGCTCACAGATCAGAAGTTAGAGGCTTTGGATAACGTCACCGCATGGATTTACAACTGCTTGCAGACCGGCGAGATGCGTGAGAACCGTGTCGCAGGCAACGTGGTGAACTTTGGGGGTGAGGCAGCAAAGGCAGAGGTCTACGACATCTACACCAGCAGCCTGCGGGGCCACAAGTTCGAGGTGCCTATGAAGGAGGCACCGTTTTGGAAGCGCATGAAGTCTTTCGACAACATGTTTGAAGACGGCGCTATGCGATCAGATGCGGGCCACCGTTATCGGACAGTGAAGGTCAACACAGTAGAGGCTGCCCGTTGGATTTTTGAGGCAGCAAACAATTTAAGCAATATCGAGTGGGCGACCTTAGACATCGGGCCAAACACTGACCCACTCGATCCTGACAACTGGGAGGACATGTAATGGGAAAAGGTAGCAAGCAACGGCCAACGGCCAAAACTTTCTGGGATAACTGGGACGCGGTGTTTGGTGATAAAGAAGAAAAACACTACGAGTACCACTGCGGGAAGTGCGGTGGTCTTGATAAGACCGAAGTTCACGAAGAGATCGAGATTAACTGGGAGCCGTATGGTGATCAGACAGTACCCAGGCCGATGTCGAACCTAACCTGTGAGCATTGCGGCGATGATGTTGAGTACACAATGTAGTTTCCCCCCGAACCGATGACCTCTTTCGGTTCCTTGCCCTGGTCAGAAATGGCTGGGGCTTTTTTTGTGCGTGACTGTTTAAGCCTTTGCGGTCACTCGTATTTCTAGGTCAATCCCAGGTTGACGCTATAATAGTACCTCACTAACGATAACGATAAGGCGATTAAAATGAAAATTGAAACTATGAACCGTGAAAACGCAAAGCTAATCCGTGAAATTTTGAAGCAAGAACTAACTCCTATTCTAGAGGCATATGGTCTGGAGTTCGATATGGGCAACATCAGTTACGACGATGACTCTGCCAAGATCAACGGGTTTAAGGTGAAGACGCAGGGTGGCAAGACCCAGAGTCAAAAAGACCTAGATGAAGAATTATCGTGGAGAGAAAAGTTTCGAGCGGTTGTGACGCTAGACGCTGAAATCGTCCACAAGAAAGATGGTATGCAGTTAATGCTGGTCGGTTTTAAGCCACGCGCCCGTAAGCGTCCATATATAGCCTCTGACATCAACACTGGCACTTTCTACGACCTCACTACTGAGCAAGCTGAGAAGTGGTTTGCTAAGGAAGAGGTGGCAGCATGAGGGTACTAGTTGCTTGCGAGTACAGCGGTAAAGTCAGAGAGGCTTTCCGCGCCCTTGGGCATGACGCTTATAGCTGCGATCTTTTGCCTGCTGATGACAACAGCCCTCACCATTTTGAGGGTGACTGTTGGCCGGTGATAGAGAAGGGGTGGGATTTGATAATGATGCACCCACCATGCACTGCATTAGCTGTAAGCGGTAACGCTCACTACGGCACGGGTATGGCAAAGAACGCTATGCGCCACGAAGCCATTAAGTGGACGATGTCTCTTTATGACCACGCAAAGAAACACGCTGACAAGGTGGCGTTTGAGAACCCCGTAGGCGTACTACCTATCAAGCCAACGCAGTATGTCCAACCATATGAATACGGCCATTCTGAGTCCAAAAAGACCGGATTATGGCTGCATAACTTACCGCCTTTGAAGCCTACCAACATTGTTGAGAAGCCAGAGTGTGGGTACTGGGATAACCAAACACCCAGTGGGCAGAACAAACTTGGCCCCAGTGCAGACAGATGGAAAATTAGGTCTGAGACGTACCAAGGGATTGCAGACGCAATCGCAGATCAGTGGGGTGGCGCAGCATGATTATGACAACGAGTGAGCGTCTGCAGCTAACGCCCAAAAAGATCAAGACCACGGGCAGCTATTTCTTTGAGGAAATCCCATGCCGCAAGGCGTACTGCAAGTGCGGCTGTAAGGTGAGGGACGGCGACTGGGTGACGGGTTGCCGCAACTGTGGCCGGAGGATACGCCCGTGACAATTATCGACAGTGGTATAATCAAGCGAGAGGTACTTATGAAAACAATTAACGTGTGTCAGCTATCACAGATCAAGCAGCGAGAGCGCCGTAAGGCCATTCAGCGTGAGGTCTACGAGACTCTGTGCGGTATAGGCGTGGTCGTTATGGTGCTGATAGTTCTTGGCGCTGATAGCTGGATAGAGAGACTCCTATGACCGATTACTCTCCCCTGAGTGAACCTTTGCCGCCTTCGGGCGGCTTTTTTATGCGCCATTAAATGTACATTTAGTGCCACTAAATGTACATGCCAGTGGGTAATGTACCTCATAGGCTTTTAGCATTGGTAGAACACAAGCTAGGCACTACAATGCCGCCTTAATTAACCTGTTAGCCTGTGAGGATTGTCGTGTTTTTGTGGTGTGTGTATGTAGTAACAATGTTGGTAATGATAGCTGTTGAAGATTCCCAGCTAGGAAAGATTATTTCCCGTGGGAAAAGTGATTAAGTTAGTGGATACTAACCTATTAGGTGTGGGGACGCACAGGCAAGGGCTAAATGCACAGGGTAAAATAGGCACCTGTGCGTCCACCTGTGCGTCTGTGAGTTAGGCGTGGTAAGGGATGCACAGGGAGAACAGGTTATTTGCTTTTTAAGTTTAGAGAGAAAATAAAGAGATAAATATAAGCCTGTGAGGCTATAAAAACTCCAGCCACCAAACATGTCCGATTTTACCTGTACCCTGTGCATTTTGTCTGAAACCCAATGGCTATGCGGCTTTGAGGCGCACAGGTGGCTTTTTCTACCCTGTGCAACCTGTGCAGGCTGTTTACCCCCTGGCGAGGGCCACGATTAGGAAAGGCAGCATGGCTGCTATGACTAGTGTTGCACCGGCAATGGCAACGATATTGATCAGGTATTGTTTCCTAGCAGCTTTAGCTTTGGCTGCTTTGATGCGCGACTCTTTGATCGCTTTGCGTTCTCGCAGCATACTAACGTAGAACTCTTTTCCTGCCGTATAGAGGATGATTTCCCGCAAGTCACGTTCAAAGTCCTCAATTTGCTTTTTAGCGGTGACGATCTGCAACGCTTCAGCTTCAACTGACCCACTGGTAAGAAACCCTGCTTTTGTTTTATTGGCAGCTTCGGCTGCAGATATGGCATCGCTACTGTCGTAAAACTTAGCGACACGATCTGACAAGTCCATAATGCTGTGTCCAGCACCGACTGCTTTGGTGATGAAAGAATGGGCTGACTTGGCGGCACTCACCGCCATTGTAATTTCTGCTATCAATGGGATGCTCCGCTGGGGTTGGCTGTGCCTGAGTAGGCATTGATCATTATATCAGCAGCATCCTGTGTCCCCTGGTTAGGTCAACCACCCCTGTCAACTTGCGTCAGGACACAACGCCTGCGTCACATATGCCATATAATGCGTGTCATTAATGCATCCCCTGGAGTAAATCGCATTGGCTAAAACGAAAGAACTCGACTACGAGAAAGTCAAACACCTAGCATCTATCGGGCTTACCGACGAACAGATAGCTACCAGCATTGGAGTATCACGCTCAACAATAACCAGGCGTAAGCGTGATGATGCCGCATTTGACGCCGCTATAACGGATGGCAAGCAAATGGGCCTGACCACAGTGGTGAGCAGCCTGTTTAACGCAGCGACTGACGCCTCAAAGCCTAATATGTCTGCAGCCATTTTCTATTTGAAGAATAGAAGTGGAGGAACTTGGCGGGATAAGCAGGAAGTGGACGCTAACCTATCAGGCTCAGTGACAGTGGATCACGACATAGAGTCAGCCCTTGCATCACTTGTGGAAGCAGGCGTTGATCCTAGCAAGCTGTAGTCTGCCCGATGCAGCATCGGATAAAAAGCTATATAAATCAATGACTTACGTCACCGAATCACAAAAAGACGTTGCATTTGATAACCGAATAGCCTGGGAAGCGCCAATTTCAAATGCGCTTCGCAAAATCGAAGTACCTCTGTGGGGCGCTACGCGCCCACATATCTGAGTACATATAGGGCGGTTTATTTATGAAGTGCTGGCACTGCAACACCGACTTAATTTGGGGCGGGGATCACGACGTAGAAACAGAAGAGGGTGAATTTTCTGTGTTCTACATAGTGACTAATTTGTCATGCCCAACATGCCGGTCATATGTGGAAGTTTATTTACCCACAGAAATTGGACTTAGTGAAGAATGACAGAAACGACTTCAAAAAAAGAGACTTCAAAAAACGAAGTACCTGCTCTGACAGCGGCCCAGAAAAATAAAGCGGAAAAAATAGCAGAAGCAATCCGCGTGGTGAAGCTGCACAAAGCGCAGAACCGTCTGAAGTATTGGAAGCCATACGGTTGGCAGGAAGACTTTTACGCCGCTGGTAAAGACAACAAGCAAAGAATGCTGATGGCGGCAAACCGTGTAGGCAAAACTGCTTCACAGGCCGCAGAAGTAGCATTTCACCTCACAGGCTTATATCCAGATTGGTGGGTGGGGATCAGGTTCACCCGACCTACAAAGATATGGTGCCTGGGCGTGTCCGGTGAGCAGCTACGCGATGTAATCGTTAAAGAATTGTTGGGCATGTACTTGGGCGAGGGGAAGTTCGACGGCTCTGGCCTCATACCTCAAAGGCTTATCTACCAAGTAACCCCTGCGATGGGAACGCCACGGCTACCAAGAGATGTGGCGGTGCGCCATGCGGCGGGTAATACAAGCCTTGTAAGTTTTAAGTCCTACACTCAGGGGCAACATGTCCTCATGGGTTCGAGTCAGGACTACATTTGGATCGACGAGGAGCCGACCGACCCCACAATTTACCCTCAATGCCTAACTCGTACAGCCACAGGTAACGATGGGAAGGGCGGCTACCTCGTCGGTACTTTAACGCCAGAGAACGGGATGACCGAGCTCGTCAGCCAGTTCATGGATAACCCGAACAAGGGCCAGTATCTCCAGAATGTCACATGGAACGATGCGCCACACATCACTGACGAGACTAAGACCCAGCTTTTAGCGGCTATCCCAGAGTACCAGCGGGATATGCGGTCAAAGGGCATACCCGTTCTGGGTGAGGGCATGGTCTTCCCAATCGCGGAAGAGGCTATAAAGGTTGAGCCGTTTGAAATACCGGAGCATTACAAGAAATTGTGTGCTGTGGACTTCGGAATAACGCACCCGACCACCTGTGTCTGGACAGCCTACGATCCTGACTCAGATGTCATATACG